CAAAGTTTGCCCCAGTTCCAATTGCCCAAAAGTCGTTCTTTATCTTCGCAGGAATGATGGTACTCTCGTAAATCCAAATGCCATCACTTCTGAGTTCGAGAACGGTCACATCCGTATCTGAGTCTAGGTCTGCCCCAGACTCCAACGAATTGTAGAACTTTAATAGTTTATCCCAATCTCCGCAACCCCCGTAGATACTCTCTTGTCCTTTACGGAGCTTCTCTACGAGGTAGAAGGAGTCATCGCCGCTGACCATCGAATCTGCGGCAATTTCTCCCGTAGACGCTCTGGCAGCGATGGTGGTCATTTAACGACTAGGCTTAGCAGTAGGGCGATTATGAAAGCGGCAGAGCCAATCAGGATTTGCTCCAGGCGCTTAAGTCTAGCGTTTATCCCAAGATAGCGTTCAGCACAGACAGCTTCGTGGGTGTCAAGTTGGCCTTTGACTTCGACGATTGTTGACATTATGCGGGCCATCCTTGGTTGCCAACTACCGCAATCAGCGCCTCAACAGTCGTGCAAGCCGCAATCGCAGCCTCTAGCCTGTCGCACTCAGCCACAATAGCCGCACGCTTTGCGACCACCGTTGCGGGTATGTCTATATTGCGCTCTGCCTTGCGGACTACCATCCAATCGGTCTGGGCAAGCATAGAACCTGCCGTGGTCTTGACCTGTGCAGTCCATTGGCTCTTGAGTCCTTTGGTGACAAGACGCTCTGTGGAGTCAACCATCGCAGGTTGTCCGTTGACCTCACCCAAGACTTTGACATACATGGGATTTCCGTCTTCGTCTACTTCTTCACGGTCATTTAGAAGTTTAGGATTGCCTACGCCCCAGTAGAATCTCTGGTCATACTGCTCTGGGTCTGCTACCTCTACGATACCCAGTTGCTCACGCAGGGCAGGGTCACGCAAGTGTGGATAACGTACTCCATTGATGGTGACTTCAGAATCTATTGAGATTGGGTTGCCATTAAGTTGAAACATTTGTTACTCCTATCGTGCAAGGCTAAATTTTGTTGGAACCTCGGCAAAGGCTGCGTAGATTATTGTGTTTCCAGAACCATTAACATCTGTTCCGCTAGAACGAACCTTGAAACCGTTAGATAAGAAATCAACATCGCCAGCAGAGTTTTCGGCATTAGATAAGTTGGCGTACAGGTTTGTGTTGGTTACGTTATAGGTAGACCGAGCCGCATCTTTCATTTGCCAATCGCTAGTTGTTGATGAGTTTTTCCAAAACACAAATCGAGGTCGAAATCCTAAATAGACCATAGGCCCATCCGTAGAACCATTGCCCGTGTAACTTCCAAAGGCGCTATAACCCGCTACTGGTGCGAAGCAGTAGGCAACGTAGGTTGTAGTGTTTCCATTTACACCTGCATCTGTACCTAGAGAAAATAAAGTGCTTGTTGGTAACGTGCTATTCCACGGGTTTGCGCCAGAAACAATAGCAGTTGTATTAAAGTAAATGTATTGCGAAGATGTAAAGGTATTGTGCCAAATGAACCATTGATCCGCATTTGTTCGACCTTTAAGAATAATCATGCTTGGCGCAACCCCAAGGCCGTGCCCAACCGTGGCATTAGCACCTGTTCCGGTATAAGTAACAATCGAGAACCCGCTAGTCGTATTCGCCCTGACCTGTGCCGATATTGTGCCGCTAGTGTTGGTTACAGTTGAGCCGCCAGCGTTCCATTGCCAGCCTACAATGGTTGTTCCGTTTGAATTAACACCAAGACCCGTTCCAGTAACCGTAAATCCATTTGTAGTAGTAGTTAGTGTTGAATCACCCGCTTGAGATTCTGCACCTGTCGTACTAGAACGAAGAGCGTTTGTTGCCCCACGAATACTGTCGTACAAATAATGGTTGTATGCACTATTTCTTGATTTCACCCAAACCAAATCTGGCTGCATCGAACCACTATTTGTTATGGTCTGCGTTGCATCTGTTCCTGTATACAAAGTAACATCAAAGTAATCATTGGCCTGTGTAGTGCTAGTAGCACCGATGGTCGGCGTAGGCAGATTAGTTGTTACCAATGCCTTAAAACCAGAGGGGGCTGTGTAGGCAAAGGCACGTTGACCGAAGTTGATGTTTGATATTAAAACACCACTCGTTCCAGCGCCTAGACCCCAGTACCACAAAGGAAAGAAAGTACCGCTCAATCCTGTATAAGCGGCGTTTGTTCCGGCAGCAGGGTCACCAGACGCAAACCAAGTTCCGTTCTTGCCCCAATAAACTTTTCCGTTATCAAGGTCAAGAGCGCACATAACAGTATCGCCGGTGGTAAACGAAGAACCATATGAGGTGCTTGTCCCTCCGTTGTTTTTGTTTCCGTTGCTGCCCTGAAGAAGATATGTGTCAGACGAAGCACCGCCTCCGTTTGAAGAACTGTTTACTAGACTGGTGTATTTTGTCCAACCAAGGTCTGCGGCTGGATTAGTTCCAGCATTAACTGTTCCATGTGTATATTCGTAGTACCACTTACCAGACGAAATACCTACCGTTGCTTTGACACCTCTGTCCCACGTTGTAGACGAAGAAACGCTAAGATTTCCGTTGGTCAGAAGGATGTTGCTGTTGCCGTTATCAAGAGGATTTAGCGTACAGTAATTCCCACGCACCTCACCACCAACACCTGTGTCTGTACCGTATGCCGTAGGTGAATCTACTAGCGAGTCATTGCCAGCGCCAGCGGTCACCGAGAAGTTGTTAGGTGTCCAGTTGTTACCGTTGCCTGAGCTGTCCTTGCCTAGCGTTGTGCTGGTCGTGCCAGAGTTGTCTGCAAACTTTAGGAAGAACCCGTTAGTGCCGTATGTGCCTGTGTAAGCCTTGGGCTTCCATACACCTGTGGCAGAATCAGTTTCACCGAATGAGGATGGTGTCAGGGCTTGACCGTCGATGAAGTTAATTTCGGTCATGTAACTATTTAGGTAATACGCATTTGTACCACCAACAGCAGAATATCTACCAATATCACAAGGCTTTGACGCTTCGTTCCAATATAAATCTACGTTTTGTGTTGGATATGTTGCTGTGCTGTAAGGTATAACCTGACCATTTACATAGATGTTTGCCCTGTTGACTGACGATGCTTGTGTTGTGTCAATTGACACAACAACGTGATACCAAGCGGACACATCTCTAAAAACACCAGTAGATACTAATTGTAATTGATATGCTGATGAATATCCGTATACTTCTAAAGTATCGTTAGAATTAAATTGAATTACAAAGTTATTTATACTGGCTGTGTTGTTATCTTGTGATTGAATTATTTTTTGAAATGTTGTAATAGTAGACCTTTTAATCCAAAAACTAAAAGTAAAAGTCCTACGGTTTCCAGCACTAGCCGGTGTTCTACTCAGATACGCACTATCCGCAGAGTTAAACCGCAGGCTGCGCTCTATCTGATAGCCGCCCCCCGCAGAGGTATGGGCATTACCTTGAATTATGCTCATGCTAACGCGCCTGTCGCAGATATGTAAACATTGGTTCCGTTAGAGAAGTAACTCACCCAGTACGTCCCAGTAGCCGATAGTGCCGTAAGCACGCCAGTTCCAACCTTTGTTGTTGCGGCGGCAGATACCGTGTAATTGCTACCATTTACTAGCAGAATGTTACCCGATTGTCCGCTAGTTATGTTAGTAAATGTAAGCGTAATCGTTCCCGTAGGAGTGCAGGTGAAGTTGTTTCCTGCGGTCATGTCAAAGCTGCCGTCGTTGTCCGTTACTAGGGTTCCCTTGGCTGCGCCTGAGAAGGTAGACCCACCAGAGATAACCTGCGTCCCTGAGAAGGTGTTTGTCCCGCTAGAGTTGATGTTCCCAGAGATAATCGCAGACCCGGAAATCGTATTCGTACCAGATAGGATATTGCCGCCAGAGAATGTATTTGTGGTTCCCGACGAGTTGATGTTTCCGGAAATAATTGCCGAGCCAGAGATGGTGTTAGTGCCTGACAGGATATTCCCACCGGACAAGGTGTTCGTAGAGGACAGAATCGTGCCTCCAGAAGCCGTCAGAATCCCCGTCACGGTCAAGGTGTTAGCCGACCCACCCCCAGATATGAACATACCGCCAGCGACCGTCAGAGGGTCACCAGATGAGCCTGTCTGGAACTCTTTTAGGTGAACCATCAACTCACGGATAGCATTGTTTATGCTACTTGGGGGACACCCCTCGTCGATGTTAATGCTTTCTATGTCTGTGTTAGCAGAGTTGGTCGTTGAGTATTCTGAAATCTTATTCTTAGGCATTTCTTACTCCATTTGTGTGGATAATAAACCGCGCATTGTGGTGGCAGGTACGTTTACCATTGGTGAGGGTTGTTGTTGTCCGCTTAGAATTTGGTCAATAATCCTCTGCACAGAGCCAATTCGCATCTGTTCTGCGCCAAGCCTTGCCCCAAATGTGCTAGCACCAACCGCAGCTCCTAGTGTTGGGTCAAGAGCAAACAAACCGCCGGTAGCGGCTCCAGGTATTACCCCTGTTGGGGCGAATCGACCAACGAATTTCAAGGCGTTTTGTAGACCGCTTCCTGCTGCCGCTTCGCGGATAGAGTCTTGCTCGCTTTTTGTGAAAGTACGCATAACGTCTTTATTGCGAGAAATCTTCTTTAACTCGTTGTACAGGTAATTTTCCATACCAGACTGAGAAAACTGACCCTTAGAAACAGGAGCGTTGTCTAAGATTTCTTGAAAGACCTCAGATTTGCGGTCTTTTTGGAATAATTGTCTGGCCTGACCCCAAGCGCCTAATGCCTTTTTGTCCCCGGCAATAATCTGTGACTCTGGTACGTTTTCAATGTATTGGTCAAACCTGTCTCGAATAATCTTCATCATCCGATAGGCTTCTCCGTCGCTTGGGCTTGCAGAAGCCGTAATTTGCTTGCGGATAGCCTGTAATTCAACAATGTCTTTGGGCTGCGTGTTGCTTGTTAGGTCACCAATTAGGCTGGTAATACCTTGCAGTTTAGGATTCGTTGGCGAATATCCTTCTGCCCGCAAGTCTTTCAACACATCACTACCCATTGTTGCCCTAAATCCAGCGTCATCAATTTTTACACCAGACGTATTTAGAACTTTATACTTATCGGCAACTTGTGCCTGAATGTCTGCGCGGGTCGGGCCACCTTCTCCGCGAATGCGGGGGCGAATACCTGATGCCGCACCAGCACCCGTACCGGCTGCAAGCGCAAGTAATGGGCTACCTGTGGCTTCTCCAACAAACTGTGTACCTGCGGCAATAGGAGCAGAGGTAATAATTTGGGTCAGGGGTGCGCGAGATACTTCAGTTCCGATTGCGGCAACAGATGGCGCGGCTGCTTGTCTTGCCGTCAACCCACCTGCTACCCCACCAACAGCCCCAGTTAACGACTCTGCCGCACCAGCAGCCATGCGCTCACCGCGAGTTTCTGGCTTTACGCCACCAATGCCAAATTTTTCCAAAGCGGCTCTAATGGACTCTGACGGCATCGTAACCTTGCTATCGGGGAACAGTTCGTTATATGCGCCCACAAGTGCGTCTGCCGCAGGAACGGATAAACCGCCAACAACCGCGCCGATTCCAGCGCCTACCGGCCCACCAACCGCGCCTATCGTTGCACCCGCCGTTGTTCCTAGTGCCGCCGGAGCCGCACCACGACCAACAACGCCAGCCATTCGGGTTGCTGTTTCTCCCATAGTTGGCTGTGGGGCAAGAAAGTTAAGTATCTCTGACGGGTCATATCCAGCCTCCATTGCCTGACCAATCCTAGCGTCTTGTTGGTTTAGGAAACCGATAATGTCCGCGTCGGAGTAACCAGCTCTCCTTGCGGTATTAACTTGATTTCTAAAATCTGGTGTCATTGCGGAGGAGTCCCAAAAATGTTAGAAAGCGGCGGTCTTTTTGCCTTAGATTCTTGCGTCTGAATCGGCGAAAACTGAAAACTTCCCCTGCCGTAAGTGCGCTCGTAGGCGTTAAGGACGTTTGTTTCGGTTTCTTCTAATGACTTTAGAAGTCTCTCTAATTCTGTTCTTGCGGCTTTTGCTGTTTGAAACTGTTGTAGATTTGCCTTGGAACGCTCTAATTTATCACCCTCTTTTTCGGTAGCGTTTCCAACGCCAGCGCCGGTCTTAGAAGCATTACGCAAGGCGGTAATAGCTTCAATAAACAGGTTTCCACCAAGACGCTCTAATTTGCCACGAACATCTGCCGCAGGAGAGCCAGGTATTTTTGACAATGTCTCGCCGCCAAGACCAAACGCATCGTTTAGCCCTGGGCTTGCCAAAATATCAGAAATGAGGCTTCTCATGGCGCGGTTTGTGTTGACCACATACTCAACTGACGACTGTGTTTGTGGGCGGGCTAGTATCAATTCTTGCTTCTGCTTTGGAGCAATACCAGCGCTATCTACTAAAGGAACTTCCTTGTCGCCCATCGTTTTGCTTACCAATGTCATTGGAACCTGCACAAGTTTAGAACTTGCAACGGGAATACGGGAAGGTTCTGTTGGCTCTGCCGCGCTAATCGGCTTAGGAGTAACAGCAGGAGCAGTTGGTGCAATTGGGGTAATTGTTGTTGGGGCAATCATTTCAGAGCGCCCCCGTGGAATAGCAACTTCTTGCCCAGACTCAAACTGAAACTTTTTGGCTTCAACCGTTAGTGATGCTTTTTTTTCATCGTTTGGAGCATTTTGAAATTGCAACACTTCTGCTTTTTCATTTGGCCTCAACTCTGAAAAACTTCTCCCGCCAAACTTTAGGTCAATAAACGCTCGCGTAGGAGCATCAAAATCAATTGGTTTTTCTGTAGTAAAACCTGGTACGTCGAGCATCCGCAACTGCTCAGTTGTTGGAACAGGAACTCCGCTTGGCGTTGCGCCACCCGCCTGTGCAGATGGAGGTCTTAAAACTGACGCTGGTATTAAAACAAACCTTTCTGCGCCAGAAGCATCTTTTACTTTTTCTAGTCTTGGTGCATTAGCACTTGCTAATGCCTGTCTTACCTGTATGCCCTTTAGCGCGTCTGTTATGGTCTTGTCCATTGCACTTTCGTAGCCGCCTATTCCAGACAGTAAAACTTGACCAGCACCTTGCAAGTTTCCTACTGGACGCGCCTGTGGGCCAGACAAAGCTGCCGCCTGTGCAATTGCTGTAAGAAACCCTTTTCCAAGCGCTTTTTCTCTTGCTGTCTCTGCTTTAATGCCAAGAAGTCCAAGTATTTCGTCATTCATAAGTTACCCCAACAATGATGTGATGTCTGCCCGACGAGGTCTTTGGGCTAGAAGATTTAGGTATTGAGAATAGTCAACAGAACCCTGTGGCATCTGATTGCTGCCCATCATATTTGGGACTTGTGCTGTTGGTTGCCCAAACATATTTTTAATCGTATTTGCGGCGCGTAAAGTGTCCATAGCCTGTTTTATGCCAATTCCACCCTGTTGCGCTCCAATAACATTTGTTCCGAGAACGGCTGGGTTGTTAATAAAAGAGCCCGCTGCGCCAAGCATAGGAACTGCTCCTGCGGCGGTCACGCCTCCGGCAGACAATAGCCCACCACCGGCGGCTTCTGTAACCAATCCTGTTCCACCACCCATAGACGCTAAAGACGGGACTGTTGGCGCTACTAATCCTTCTCCAACTGCGCCAGCCGTTAAACCAGTCCCTAGTGATGCTCCACCACCTGTTGCGCCCGTGGCTGCTGCTGCTTCTGCCGTTCCTGCAGTTGCTCCAGCAGTACCAGCACCTGCGGCTCCAGCGTTGGCTAAGTAAGCGCCTCCAGCTAACGCGCCGACGGTATACCAACCGCCAGGTATTTCTTCATTTACAAAATCGTCAGCTTCTCTACCAACTTTTTTGATTGGGTCAATAACTTCGTCTTGAATAAAATCGCCTACACCACCCATTTATATCTCCATTCTCCAGACATTAGGCTGGAAACCGTATTTTTGTGCCACCTTGTTCCAACCTTTTCGGTCTGTTTGAAAGCTGATGTGCTTGCAATTAGTTGCCTTGGCGTAGTTGACTAGGTGCATCACACCTTCGTCTAGGTTGCCTTCGGAATATACCGCCCACACAAATATGCCGTTCTCGTGCGGCTTTCCTACAAAGAATCCATGCAAATCTTCGTTAACCATCCCCATAACGCAGACCGCCTTCTTGTAGAGGATTGCCGCATAAACATCTTCTGGAATCCACTTTGCGCTTGGAGTCTTGCGTAATACTTCTGTTAGCCCGTATTCAATTTCGGGCCAGTAGTGTCTTAATTCTTCGGGTTGTAGTACCCGTGGTGTCATCAGAATCCTAGTAACCCGCCAAGTCCCGCACCGGCTAAACCGTACCCGCTTGGGTTTGCTAAGTAACTTCCAAACGAACCTAGCGTGTTTTGGCCGCCCCCTAAGAAGTAGCCTAAACCCTGACCGCCAAGGTATCCCAATCCTGCCCCTGCTATACCGCCCATAAGCCGGTTCTCGGGTAGCTGAGTAATCTGCTGCCCCTCACGCGCAAGCGGTGTCCCGTATACAGAGGACAGGTAGGACATGAGCGACTGAATCGGCTGCTGTTGTCCGAACTGGAACCTAGCCATCTGCTCTTGTAGGGGCTGGGCGGCAATTGCTTCCCGCGCTGCACCAACCTGTGCGAGGGTTTGGCTTGGCAAGAACTGCTGTTGGTAGATAGACGGTGCAAGTTGCGCTAGTGCCGCTTGGCCCATCTGAGCCTGTTGTTGCAGTCCGCGCTCACGGGCGTAGTCCTGCCCAACGATGTTGGCAGAAACGTCGCCTAAAGCCCTTCCGTAGGCTTCCGTAGCCCCGCCAAGGGCACGCTCCATTGCGCCTGACCCGTAGCGCCCAGCGCGTGAATAAAGGCTAGAAATGCCTGGTAATACCTGCTCGCCGAACTGTTGGGTAAGTGGGCGGGTAGCGGCTTGGAGCATCGCCTGTTGGTATGGCGAACCCTGTAAGAACCCACCTGCGGCTGTCTGCCCAATCTGCCCCAAGGAGGCTTGGTAGGCTTGCTGTGCCGCTTGTAGGGATGGGGATTGGGCGCGGGCTAGAGCCTCTTGTTGGGAGATAGCCTCTGTCGTAGCCTCGGACGGGGTGACATAGGTCTGACCCGGAAAGAACGTGGGCTGTGGCCCCGTCAGGAATAACTCTCTGGCGCGTTCTAATCCCTGTGTAAGAAACGGTCTTAACGCTGGGTCAATTTGCGAGGTTGTGACTTGTTCTGCCATATATCACCTATTGTAAAGATTATCCAACCAAAATGTAAGCATAAGTCTTGTCTGCCGTAGAGTTGGCATAGTGGCTTATGGTTGCCTGTCCCTGCTGTTGGGCAGAGACGTAAATGTTTGAGTACGCCGCAGGAGCAACGTAGCTCACGGTAACGATTACAGACGGAGTTGCAGGTCTTGTTGGGCTTGTCTGCGCCGCCAGATGCTCGATTCCGCAGTCCGTGTCGGTTGACGACCAAGCAAGCTGAACGTAGTCGTCTGCCTGTAATTCTAGGAAAAAGTTAAGCGCCGCAATCAGGTGTCCGTCTGTGCCGCCGTGGCTCTCTGGAACTGAGAACTTGCTGTTACTTCCCGCGATGTTGGAAGCAGCCCCGCTTCCGCTACCTTTTTTGAACCATATGTCTACGTCTTGAATCTGGTTGTCCGCGTTGGCAATCTGGATGCTAAATTGAATGTTATAAATCCCGTAGTTACGCACACGGAACTTGTTGGTGCTCTCTAAAACCACCCCGTTGCTGTAATCAGTCGTGTTGCAACTGATGATGTACTCGTTTGAGGTCGTCGTTACGTTCTGGTCTGTCGTGTCCTGAAACGCACCGTATGGGGCAGAATCTGCCTCTGCCGCATCCGAGAATGGAATCAGGACAATTTTTGTGTATACAGAAATACGCTCGTCTACCAGAGTTGTCGTGGTCGCATTGCCCGTGGCAAGCGTAATCGTCCCCGTATTATTGGACTTGCCGTTCATTAGGTTGTTGACCACCTCGGAAATCTGCCGTGGGTCTCCACCTTGGTACGGTAGAACACGAAACATTATCTAGTCCCTGCCGATTGAATATCTATGTCCATTCCGATAGCTGTCGTCCAGTTACCAGACGGCTCTAGTTTTACCCTGTGGTATCTGCCGTAAGACCTAGTGCCTATGCGGTTCTCGCTATTGGCTGCCGTAACCGAAGGGAAGGACACGGTCTGGTTCAGTTGTAGCCTAGAAGCCACAGAAGCACTACCTGTCCCGTTGTCTACGATTGGCTTAATCATTGTAACCATAGACTGATTGGCTGGCGACTCAATGTCCGAAGTCTCAATCGTTGCGGTCTTAGCCGCACCCGTAAAGGTGATTAACTTTGAACCTTTAAGCCCCAACAAGAGCAGTTTGCCGCCTAGCCAATTACGGCTATCTAGCGAAACCCCAAGCGCATCTATGCTTGCCGAGAAAGCGTCTAGCCCTTCTAAGGTGATAGACGGGGTAGAAACCGGGGCAACACGGGTTGCCGACGAATCTGAGTAAGACCACCTTCCGGTAGCAATGTGGTAAATCAATACACGGTAGTCCGTATCCACGCTTGGGTAGCCCCAGACCACTAAGTTGTTGATGGGGTCGATGGCGGCGCTCATGCTGCCCAAATCCGACTCTTTTAGCGAGTTAAAGAAGTACCGATTGACCTTCTCCGCGCCTATGTTCTTTAGGTTCTGACCGTCGCACGCATAGAACCCGTCGTCGCCCAAGAAGTAGGTAATGCCCTGCCATTGGATGACTGAGTTTGGCTCAAAGCACCCACGATTCCTAGCGATGTTGTCGAATTGGAATATCAGCGGGGTTCCAACGTAGGACATCCGCACGATACTGCGCTCTAGCAGGACTAGCCCGAACTCGCCACCCGTAACCCCTTGCACGAACCCGCCGTCAGGAACGTCTTGGAAGTCAGCCTGTGTTGTGGCAGAGGTAGTCCAAGTTTTCTCGTTGTTAATGCCCGACCATTGCACTCGGTTTTTGTTTGCTGTCTGATAGCCAGATACCACAAAGTCCCGCACCACGGTCACGAACTTGGCCTTGGGAGCGTCTACCGCTATGTTTGCAAAGGTAGTCCCAGACATAACGTCTATGAACTGCATGGTGTTGGACTCGTTAGCCGCAATCAGGGAGTTCCCAAACTGCGTAAACTTCCACCCGCTTGTCCCAGAGTATGTGGTCGCAGAAATGTCGTCCCACGAGAAATCTGAGGTGTCCAACTTAAACAGCCTGGTCGTACCGGCGGCGTAGATACTTGTAATACTGTTGGTGTCCTTGGCGGCAGCCGCAGCCGTAAGAGCCTGTGGAGCATCGTCTGAGTAGTCCACTTCCTGCGGGAACGGGCCATACCCAACAGCCTTGGGGTAGCAGTTTCTAGCCGTGGTCAGCGCACCGATAACCCCTGGCTGGTCAGGCAGCCACTCTCCAAAGGTAACTCTTGTTATTGCCATGTGTTACTTCCCGAAGATTGTTGTGTCCAAACGTCGTTTTGGGCAGAAATAGGTGTCCATGTATCCGAACTGGTCGATGCCTGTGTCCATGTGTCGCTTTGGAAATTAGCCGCAGTCCATGTGTTTGGCTGGTCAGGGACTAAAGCCCACTCCTCGCCAAACTTGTAAAGCGTGCAGGTAAGCTGTCCGTTGCTTGCCACCTGCCCTGAAACCGAGTAAATAATCCCTGCTAGGGCGTTCAGAGTTCCTGTCGCTACGACATCCGCGTGGACATCGAACGAGAACCCAGCGTTTGCGGTTAGGAACCCCTCTGCCGTTATAGAACCGTCTACAAGGCGAAGTCTTACCGCGTCTGATACTAAATTGGCAGAGGCGTTTATAGCCCCTACAACGTCCCGTAAACGCGCCGCAAGCGCACTTACCGAACCTACCGCAGAGACGCTACCGGCTACGCTTACAGTCCTGCTTGCAGATGCGTTTACCTGACCGTTTGCAGTAACGCTACCAGCCACAATCCTTGTGCGTTGCACAGAAGCAACAACCTCGCCAGCAGAGGTAATAATTGCCCCCACGAGTCTGGTTCTAGTGTCGTCTGCCGATACCGTTCCCGCACCATTAACCGCACCTTGAATCGTACGCAATCTCGTACCATCTGCCGAGACCTGTCCGTTAGCCGTAATTAGGGCTTGGGCGGTCTCAAAGAACTGAGGTATAGCGTTTACAGTACCCACGCCCGTGATGTTCTGGGGCGCGTAGATGAGGCAAATTTCTGTGTCGGCAGAAGTCCAGATTGGGCTATCTAGCGAAAACGCTAGTGCGTCAATGCTGGTGCTAAAGTAGTCTAGTTCTTCTAGCGTGTACGGGCCTTGAATCCCGCAATCCATCCAGTTCGAGTCTAGCGAGAACGGTAATGAATCAAGACTCCCGAAGCGGTCTAGTTCTTCAAGGGTCAGTAATGCCATTTAGTCCAGCGTAACGGTCAGGTTGCCAGAGGTAATCTTGAGAATGTCGCCCGTGTCGATTGTTTTAGCAGTCGTCAAGGCTGTGTGCATAAGCAAATTGCCGCTAGTAATAGCGTCCAAAATACCTATAAACCCAACAGAACCCCACGAAGCCGTACATTGCGGGAATGTAACGTCTGCGCTAGAGGTAACGATTCCGTTGGAAGCCGTGGTCACGGATAGGGTCTGGCGGGCATAGGAGCCGCCAGTTACTTCCGTACCAGAGTTCGTGTCCGTAGGATTGGACGTATAAAGCCCAACGTACACCGTCGTTGGTGAAGTGTAAGATGTGTTGCGGAGAACGTGGTCTAGGACTTTGTTCTCTAAATAATCGCTAAATTCTGCCATTTTATTACCTCGTTGTAACGGTCATAACTAAGGGAACACCAGAAAACTCACTCTCCTCGTCGGAGGTGTTGATGCGGGTTATTGCTTGGTTGTAGAGGCTTGACCACGTTTGTGTACGCGGGTCGTTCATAAGGTACGGCTCTGCCTCTAAGAGGGAAGCGTAGAGCAGCGCGTCTGGGTAGTTAGCCAAGAACTCGTTGCTAGTATTGCCTGACGACAGAACCACGGGCTTGAA